GTCCACTCTTCTTGAAACTGTTTAAATGTTTTCATCTTGAGTTTGTTGTTTTAGTAATTTTGCTAATTCTGCAGTAGACCCAACAAATAAAGCATTATTAACCGTGGTTGGACCCTTACTACTTTTTTCCTCTTCAATATCTTTTAATTTTTTCTGAAGATCCATCAACTTATCTGTTGCATCTGCCACATTTTTGATAAGTTGACCTGCAACTTCATATGCTCTAGGCATTTCACTTTCTTGAGCAAGTTCAAGAATTCCATTAATTGCTTCTTGCCCCTTTTCAATTAAAGAATATAAATTTCCCCTAGTGTATTCATAATCTTTTTTTACATCATCTACAGTTGTTGCAATTTTTTCTACTTTTTCAATAGAAGTATCGACATCCGTAGAAACAATTTCTCCAGATACATTAAATGTATTATTCAATTCATCAAATTTTTTTGTCATTTTCATGATGTCGAACCACTAAATCCAAAATCATCTCCTTCCTCAATGAGAGCATTATCTGCAGTTGTAATAGATTTAACAGCAGCACCAGCTAAGTGAGATGTGATAGTTGTACTATCCCTACCCCTATCTACTGTAATTGTATTGCCATTTTTTAATCTAACATAAACTTCTTCACCCTCAATATCCAAATAAGTATTAACTGAAATTGAAGAAGCATTGTTTAATTCTATTAAAATATCCTCTGTGGTAATATCTTTTGCAAGATTTGTGAGAACAATACCGGTGTAGTTTTTGATTGCTCTTGGTTCTGAAGAATATACAACTTCTCTGGTTGGTACTGTTGTAGAATCTCCAGTAATATAACTGACAGTTGTCTTTTTGATGATATCTTTGGTTGCTGTTTGCGAAGGTCCAAATAGATATGTTTTTGCAGTAAATCTTAGTGTATAAATTAAAACTCTTCTTGTAGTAAAATTTCCTTCATAATCATCTTGGAAAGTTACATTTTCTAAAACTACAGGAATATCTCTTTTTTCATTAATTGCATCTACAAGTTCTACTGTAAGATTGTATGATGGCTGAAAGTATGGTAAAATTTGTTCAACAATTTGTAGAGCATCATCATTTAATTTTGACATAATAGACAGTTCAAACTGCATATTGTATGGAACTGGCATATATGTTTTTTTGATCGCCGTGCCATCAGATGCCAACCCAGCGGTAAATGTTTGAGTTGTTGTTACTTTTCTAGATGCATCATATGTCAATCCAGTGAATTCAAATGACATTCTTGGTAATGTGATTTGAATAGGTTTATTCAAATCTGGTGACTGCTCAAGTCTTGCCAAAAACTTTTGTGTTGGACCATATGCTAATGGCACCTTAATGACATCTATAACTTGATTGGAGTTGTCTGTATGTTTAATGTTAATATCATTAAACAGAGATCCAAAAGCTATGACTGTCTTTCTTAAAATTTCGTTATAAAAATATTCAAACATTTGATTGGTTCCTGATGATACTATTTAATCAAATAATAAATTATATTTATGGCATTCCAAAAGGATTGCTTTCAGTAAAGTCAATAATATTATCCGCTTCATTTTCTATGTCTAAATTATCAGCGTATGCATCTTTAGTATCATATTCATTGAGAGAAGACAGAACGTAAGACGCAGATGAGGCAGATCCAACAATATTTTCACCTCTCGTAAATGTTCCGCTTACATTTGACACTTCTAAAGTGCTTGTTACGGAGTTCCAAGATCTTACTCTTGCGGTAACACCACTGGAACTTCCAGTTACTACTTCGTTGTATTGATATGTTCCAATACCAACAAAAGATGGAGCAGATATGGTTATTGTTGGAGTTGAAGCATATCCAAGTCCAGAGTTAATAATTCTTATTGCAGTGATTGTCCCTGCAGCACTTACAACTGCAGTGGCAGCTGCAGAAACAGTCGCTGCTCCAGTAAATGTAATTGTTGGTGCGGTCGTGTACCCAGATCCAGCGTTAGTTACTGTTATTGGTCCGATCAAACCATCACCAATTATTGCTGTTGCAGCAGCACCAGATCCTCCTCCACCAATAAAACGAACTCCTGGTGCTACTGTATAACCAGATCCTGGATTTACTAGATAAACACTTTGAACAGATTTATTCTGTGGATTTACGTTATCGTTACATACTACAACACCACCAACCATTACTGCTGTTGCAACACCTGTTGTTCCACCGGATGGGGCAGATGATATTCCTACAGTGGGAATACTGGAATATCCTCCACCTCTATTGGTAAGTGTAATATACCTAATTGCACCGTCTACTACTGTAGTAGTTGCTGTTGCAGTTACGCCTGCACCAATCATTGTGAGGATTTGTGTTACTGCAATGCCACCACCAATACCACCAGTCGTATCTCCACCACCAACTATAGTATCATCAATTTCATCAATGCTAGTATCGATAACTTCATCTTCATATCTAAAGAGTTCGCACTTCAGTGTGTAAACATAAGTTTTTTGTAATTGGTAAAATGGTTGTTCGTGCTCTACAAATTTTACTTCAAATAATCTATCACCAAGAGGGAAATAAATTAAATCACCTTCTCTTGGTCGAGTTCCTAATTTAATATTGGGTTTTTCTTTTATAAGAGGAACTATATAATTTTCAAATCTTTCTTTGGAGACAGTTATTGTTAATTCATTTAATGCCTGTATTCCAAATTTTGATAACATAACAGTATTATCTCCATATCCCTCATAGTTTTCTATGTAAGCTTCTATGGGATATGACTCATTAAATACGGATTCAATAACTTCTTTTATAACAGTTTTTTCTGTAAGATATTTTCTTGGAAGATAAAATATATCAATTCCATACATACGGAGTTGTTCATTAATAAGATCTTGGATTAAACCTTGCTCTCCCGCAGATCCTTGTAAAAAAAATGGATTCAACATACGATTAACCAATCATATCGTAAGGTGGAAGTTCATAAGTATTTGACATCTTCTCCATTAAGATGTCAATTTCTCTTTGAGCATCATCATACATTTGTCTACCATTTAATTCAACTCCACCTGGTAATTTAACACCAGTAAATTTCATCATATTCTGACCCCATTGACGTTTAATCAATGAAGTAAGATATGGTTTTAGAAAAGAATCATTCCAAACTCTTGGATAATCATTGGGATTTAGAGTTGCATAGCAATCAATAATAACATATTGTCCCACATTTACTGAACCCCAATCAATATCCAAATAAAGTCTATCTTGTCTTTTGTTAAAACGAATTTGTTTTTGTGTTGTTAATAGAAAATCTAAATCTTCCAAATATGTTTTTACCATCGCATAACTTAAGAGTTCTGTAGCGCCCCAGTAGTAAATATCATTCAAGAATAATTGATATTTAACACTAAACATATTATGAGTAATCGTATTAGCGCCATCAAATAAAAATAGTTTATTAACTCCAATTACATTTGGGGGAACTTGGAGATAATTACTATTTTCTTCGTATGTAAAAGTTGTTGCTGTTCCTACAATATTTGCAGTTGCAGAAGTAGTTGCTATACCTACTGTTGTATTATTTCCTCTAGATCTTCCTCTATCAATATCTGCTTGAGTCAACTGATACTTATAAAAAGCAGGATATACGCCATCAAAGTGTCTTTCCTGAAAAAATTGCACTGCATCATCGACTAAATCGTCGATTTGTTCGTCTGCAACGTTAATTTCCAAAACTGGCGCTCCCAGTTTTCTTTTGCAATAATCGATTAGTTCTTGTCTAGTAGATGGTTGCGCCATTATTTTCTACTTTTTAAATATTTATGGATTGATTTTTATGAGATCTTTCAAAACCTCTTGCTGCTTAAGATATAGTTTCATATATGCCTTCGCAATAGTTTTAATTTGTTCAATATCCTCTATTGAATCAATTTCGAGGCAAGCTTTCATATATTCAAAACTTTTTGATAAATCTTCTAATTCAATTTCATTTGGATTCATTGACTAAACTCCTAAGTAACATTTTAATTTCATCAATATCATCTTTCATACTAGCAAGTTCTTCTTCTATATTCTGTACTTTTTGATTCTCTTCATTTTTAGAATTTCTTCTTGAGATATACTCTTGATATTCAGACATATTGGTATTGACAATGGAATTGGTTTTTTCATCTCTCATCAGATGAGTATATCCCTCAACTTTCAAATAATTCATATCACGCTAAAGCAATAACTCTCAAATCTTTAATTCTTGGTACATAAACTTGATTTGTTGAAGTCAGGATAAGTTTAATTCTGTATGACTTAAAGGAAGGAAGTTTATCAATAGTGAACGAGTATTCTTTAAATTCAATATCAGAGGATTCGAATCCAAGAGATTGTGTGGGGGTTACAAATACATCTGAGCGTCCATCGCTATTTTCAAAACTTATAACTTCATTTCTAGTATTCAGGTTAGTGTAACCAGGGAAAGGAACAAAAATTGGATTGAAGTTTGGTTTTTCGCTGATTGCATAGAGTGCTCTGATATCACAATATTGATTGATATGAGCATTTAATAGAACTTTGATTGAACTTGCTCCATTTTCCAAATTGATTTCTTTGGAAATATACTGGAAAGCAGATGGATCTTGATCAATAGTATTAACTCTAGAATCAGTTGCATAATTTGAGATTACGCTATTAACTCTATTTGAAGTTAATATTGTGCTGACTCTTTGGGTATCAATGACGGGTGTCAGTTTTGAATCTGCCGTATCCAGTTGTAGTCTTAGATTCATTGACTTGTTACCGGGCAAAGTTGTCAACTTTGCGTTTTCATTGACTTTGGAACAAATAATCCTTGTACTATCCAAATAATTTGGACTATTAACGGTTATATTTTCAAATCCATTATCGATGAATGAAGTTTCATTTCCACTGATACTTGAACCAGTAACTGTTCTTAAAGATGCACTTAAAGAAGTTCCTCTTACGGTTAAGTTTTGTACGATAGGCGTAATAATTTCATAAGGCATATTTTGAGTTGCCTTAATGTTATATCCTCCGGCGGATTTTGTTTGATTGATAAACAGTTTTGGATAACCAACATCAGAGGTTCTTCCAATTCCACTTGATCCCATATCAAGTTTTACGTGATATGAATCAAAAGTAATTGGATTAGAAACTGTTACATCACCGAGATAATGTGTCTTGTTAATTCTCTTAAGTGAAACTCCACCAATCTCATACTTATAAACGGGAGTTCCTGCAGGATAATTCTTTGGAGATGCTCCTCTAAAAATATTACCGCCAATCAGATTTCCAGAAACTGAAGTATATTCAATGATCTCATCACCTATTAATACATATCCTGGATTTGTAGTTCCAACGCCAACATTTTCAAAAGTTGAGAAGTTGGTGGCATTATCAACACTGATATCTCCAGTAGAATTTGAATTATATGCAACACTAAGTTTCGTTGGATTTGCATCAGATTGTACATTAGAAAGAGTTACATAGTTTTCATTGGAGTACATTCCATGATTTTGGTGATTTACTCTGATGTGCAAACCATCACTTATAGTTTCAATAGCATTGATAAACACTCCACCACCAGATGCTGCGTTCAGAGTTGTGGTTACTCCAGAACTATTAATGTACTGGACAGTTTTTGCAGAACCAACTACAAATTGCCCCTGAACATTATCAAGTATTATCTGATTCGTTGAAGTTAAAAGACCTACAGAGAATTGTGCATTTCTTCCAACAGCAATAGACCCAAATGTGCTGATTCCAAGAACATCACCAACTTGATAACCAACACCACCGTTCACAACAGTTGCTGCAATAGCAACTCCATTAGAAACTGTGACATTTGCTGTTGCATTTTTGCCATTACCAGTAATAGTTACCAGATTAATATTATTAATTGTCAATCCTCCACTAGATGGAGTATATCCGATACCAGAATTGATTAGATTTAATTTGCCAGTGGCACTTCCTGCAGATCCAACATAGGTCGCAGTTGCATTAGTTCCTTGTTGGATAACTTTATTACCTAAAGTTAATCCAGCATCTACAACAGTCGATCCAAGTCCAACTCTAACTTTATTGGAAATTAAATTGATTGAATTTGGCATTAATGTAGGAATTTGTTTATTACCATCAGTGAGTTCTGGGCTGTAAAACTCCACAGTTCCTGAAGTTAAAAAGTCTGCTCTATACAAAGTAAATTTGAGATCTTCCCACTGACTTGCTTCCCAAGTGGAAGCATTTTGTGATTTGAATAGAGATCCAAGATAAGGTTGATTGGAAATAAATGTTTGGGTTAAAAGATCATTTTCTCCAATTCTTGAGATATAAACACTATATTTTGTGGAGTTTGATGCAAGACATATGCAGTATTCTTTACCACCCTCTAGATAAACAGGAGCATCAAAATTAAAAGTTGTTGCAACAGAACCATCGGTGGATGTTTGAACATCTGCTGGATCTAAAGTAATTTCGGAGAATGGAAGAATTTTTTGTGTTGGAAATCCATTCTGCATTGTTCTCAACTGGAAGGTGACTGGAATATCCATGTCATCTTTTGATCTAAAGAATACGTCGCATTTTGTTAAGAATACTCCAGTATTATCTTCAACCAAGAAAGATTGTGCTAAAGGATCATACCATCCAATAAGATTAGTTGTTGTTTCTTGACCGATAACGTTGGAAGATGATGATAATGATGAACTAGAAATCGCTCTTTCTTCAAATTCTTGTTTGTTTTGAATTCTTGCATTTCTTACTGAGATAATATTTTCTTGAACAGTTTCAAGAGTTCCACTAGATATAAATCCTTCTTCAGCAATAGTTGTAGCAACATTCTGGTCATTAGAATTACTATTTACTAATGTGAATGTTTTAGTCCCAGATTCAAATTTTGGATGAATATTTGTATTTGGATTTGGAATGAAAAGACTTCCAATCAGTGTTGCTGATAAATCAGAAACAAGTCTTACATTAGTTAAAGTTGCCTGAGCTCCACTAGTTTGACCAACCAGTATCATACCAGACTCTACCCATCCACTATATTCCCCTTGAGGTTGATTCGAAAGTGAAAATGTATCAACATTTAAAATATTTGAAGTAGATGAATATGTTGATTGTAAAATTTGACCTGTGTATGGGTTATTTGGATAGGTTGTTGTTGCTGCATTATATGGACCTTCTTTATGATTTGATTGTGCAACTCTAAAAGAAATTCTCGCCAAATCTTGTCCAAGACTTGGATTGAGTCCTGTATTTTGAACTGTTGCAATAACTTTTTCACCAACAGCAAATGTTCCAGAAATCATGGAGATTTCTAATAGTTTTGGGACACAGTATTTTGTTACATTGACGCCATCAAAGAATGCATAAATTTGAGTTAGTGGTTTGAGTTTTTTGGAAACAAATTGAATATTTCTCGATCTCATATAAGGGATGAGATTTCTACTTACAACTCGGTCACCTACAGATGTATTATCAAATTGTTCAGTTATGATTGTTCTCGTACCAGTTCTCGACTCAACTCCAGTTGATACTACTTGTGTGACAGTTTCTTGAATAACTGAAGTTGTTTGAGTTTCAAACAACTGAGCACTACCACTTCCACCATTAATCCAACCACCAACACCAAAAGTACTAGAAGAAGATTGTGTTCTTGTTGAAGTGCTAGTAACAACTGATGAACCTGTCCAATTGGTCTGCCATGCGTTCCAAACAACAGGGGCAAATCCTGTTTGAGGATCTACATTAAGAGTTCTAACTGCGTTTGATAAAGTTTCTGCATAATTGCCCTCTGCTTGAATGACCTTTGCTGCAATTCTAACTGTATCTACCCAAGTATCAGATGCTGGAGTGAGTTCCAGAGTTCCTTGCCAAAAACTAATTAAGAAAGGAGTGACACTTTCAGATCTAGTTGCAAAAGATTGTTTTAACCATTCAACTTCTGCATAGTCTAAAGTAATAACATCTTTTGATTTTCTTACATTAACACCTTCAATGGGAGTAAATGCAAGATCTTCGGTTGGATCAACACCAGTTACTGGACCAAAAATTAAGTCAACAGAGTTTGTATAATGTCTTGGTCTTAATTGCTTATTGGCAATATCAATACTGTTTTTATAAAGAACAGAATCCTCTTGAGCTAATAGTGAGGTAAAATTATCAACGAAGAATCCAGACTTGAACCTATTCATTCCATCATTATCTGGAATGAATAGATTCGCAGTATTTGTTTCAAGTAAAGATAAGGCAGTATAATACTCAAGATTTTTAATTCTATTTTCAAGTTGTTTAATATCAACCATTCTATATCTCTTATGCTCTAAGAATTGAATGGATGCTTGAGAAACATTATAAAGATATGCTGGAAGATCGATAGTTGCAATTTCTAATGCATCATCAACAGATATTGGTTTTTCTGGTCTTTCTGCAGGAACTCCATACTTGACTTGGAATTTTCCTTCTTTGGTAAGATAAACTCTGTCAATTCTTCCAAGATAGAATGAAAATGTGGTCAGAATCGATTCATCAGATGCTAGAATATTTTTTGCTGAGTTTCCTGATAAATTAAAAGTTCTACCGTAAAATTCTAGAGGCGATCTTGCATCTACATTAACAGTATAAGTTGAGGTTTTTGGACGAATGTCAATAATATCAGTATTTCTAATCCCATTTACTGTTTGAATTTCTTTGGAATAATCAAAAGTACCATACGAATTAACCGTGGTTATATCGCCGTCATCATTGGATTGATAATATCCATTGGCAAAATATATTTTTAATTTTCTGGTTGGTTCTTGGAATTGTGCCTTTCTTTTTATTGAACCATAATCATAAAATGTCGCTCCTTGTCCATTTGTAAATGTAAAGTTTGAAGAAATATCAAAACTTGAAGAATTTATTGTTTGAACTACTGCTTGAATTTGAGATTCTTCAAATTTTAAAGTCTCTCCCTCTTTAAAGATTTTTTGATTTTTGTAAATAAATGATATCTGCGTATCATTAACTTTTTCAGCAACAATCGCAACCGCACCACTAGTTTGACCTGTTACTTTTTCACCAATAATCAAATCTGATGTTGTTGCCGTTGTACCACTAATTGAAGAAAGAACAACGGTAGGTGCAGATGCCGTTGAAGTATTTGCTGATTCAAATATTCCATGAACTTCAATGATATCCGCTTCATTAAGAGAAATAATTTCATCCTGAACTCTAGTTCCAAATGGATAGTTGCCATAAGTAAGTCCATCATTTAGAGTAGTTGTTCCTAAACCAGAGTACTCATATTTTGATTTATCTACAATAACATAATTGACTCTATTTTTTCTCTTGATTTTTTCTTTGGGTTTTATTTTTCTAGTTGTCGCAATTAAAGTTGCTCCAGTATCTGATGAAGTAGAAAGATTATAGATTGTGAGAGAAGTTCCACTAGAATCAATTTGTATTCTATCTGAAGTTAAAACTTCAGTTTGTCCATCTGAAGTAATTAATGCATATCGTTCTTCGTCAAATGGTAAGAAAGTTTCATTATTACCGGCAGTTACTGGAATAGTTAATTGATTTTGAGATATATTTACTGTAAAGACTGTTCTAATTCCAAGAACGGCATTCGTTAAGTCTACATTTGAAATATTAACTTTGGGAAGTCTTGTATATAGTGTATTGTCTGTTGAGGTTTCTAAGTTTGTTCCTAAAATTTTGAGATCAGTTACATTGAAAGCAACCGTTGGTAACTTAGATTCATTAATTCCCGATACTGTTGTTACACCGGCAATAGAAATTGAGGTGTTTCCAGTACTAACAACTCTTGCATAAACAGGATCAGTAAAAGCGGGGTCACTATATTGAATTAGGTTTCCAACTTTAACGGATTTTCCAGAGAATAACTTATTTGGGCTTGTGATTGTACTAACACCAGCGGAAAGAGGCGTAATACTTGCTATTCCCACATTAAATTTTACGGATTCAATTACATCTGCAGAGAATGTAGAGGCAGATCCAACAATTCCATAAACTGATTGAATATCAGAAAAACCATAAGAAGTAATCGCAGTCGCTACCCTAGTGTTTTCAATACCATCAATAATAAATGATTCGTTCAGGATAAAATCGCCAGTTTTTTCGTAAACAGTAAGTGCTACTCCAGCAGTGACAGAATCTTTTAAAAATGCTGTCGCACCACTATTTTTACCTTTGATAAAAGTGGGTGTAGATAAGGTAATCGCTTCGTTTAGTGTTATTTCTGTAATAGTTTGTACATCATAAAGAGAAATATTCCATTGATTTAGATTTGCATTTGCAGTATCATATGAACCAGACTCTAGTCTGAAGTCATAAACTCTAGCCACTCCTATTTCTTTTCCAGGAGCAGTTTTTTGATTTGTTCCAACTCTAGAGTCTCTAAGACTTAATATATACGTATTGCCAATTCCAATTTTTGGAGCTCCATAAACTCTATTTAACTTTAGAGTTGGTCCTGTATTATAATTTAATGATTGATTTTCAAGAGTCTTGATAGTTCTTGGTTTGGGACAATCTAAAAATGTGGGACTTATAGTTTCACATTCATATCCTCTAACAAACGCTTTTCCTGGGGAAAATTGATAAACAGCTAAATTTGGTGATGGAGTTGAACCACTATAAGTAAACTGACCCGCATCAAAGAGTCCATTATTTCCTACATTGTCATTAAGTGATTCTTTTAATGATACATCAAAAGGAGTTACATAATAATCGCCAGATTCTGCATATGTCCTTCTTGCTAGTTCATCTGTAACAAGACTATATTCTGTTGTTTTTTGTTGAGATCTAATTACTCCATCTTTAATTGTTGCCAGTTCAACAAAGTTTCCATCATTAAAATCAGTTAAAGACTTTTTAAATAAGGAAACCGTAATTTTTAATCTATCCGCACCGGGAGCAGAATAATTATTAAATCCTTGAGAATTGTCATTTAGAGATTCGTCCATATCAGACGTAACAACCTCTTCATTAACAAACAATCCGACTCTATAGTTTGGTGTATTTGAATATTGATCTAAAATTAGAGTTTCAGTGCTTACATTTACAAACTGACCTCTGACAAAATAAACTCCATTTGTAATTGAAAATGCAGATCCAATAGAAGTTGCATTTTGTGCAATCGTTGATGCAAATGGTTGTCCAGCAGTGATTAATGAATTACCTAATAACCCAGATGTAATTTGTGTATTGCAAGTTAATAATTCTCCATCGGAGAATTGCTGTGTAGAATTATTTTGAGTATTTGATGCTATGTAATTCACATAAAGAGTTAAATTTCCTCTTTCAGAGTCAGTAGAAGATAAAACTTTATCTACAACTGCTGTTACGCCAGATGTCTGTCCCGTTATTTTTGTCCCTACCAACTGATCTGCATAAGCAGAAACAGGTACACCAAGATATGTATTTTGCAGTTCTACTGCATAGTAAAGTTGAGTATATCCAGTATTGCCCGGAATTACCTTTGCACCCTCTTTAAAAAAATGTTGACCAAATTTTTCAATTTGGTTTTGTAGTATCGATTGTAAAGTTGTTAGTTCTCTTGCTTGTACAGGATATCCTGGTTTAAAAAGAACTCTATGATATCCATTGTTTGCATCAAAGTCATCAAAATATGGAGCTACATTGAGGTTAGTTGCCTGAGACATAATTCTTTAGAACTGCAAAATGACTTTAATATCTTCTTTTTGGTTTGATGATCTGGTGATTGCTGGACGGTTATCAACATAAATGATATTTCCTGAATACTTTTTGACTTCAGGATTTGCTAAACCACTAGTAAATTCTTGTCCAAGGTAATATGTCCTACTATTTATTACTGTAGATATACCTGTGAAAGAAGTATCAATTGCTAGATTAGAACCGGAGGAGGGAACAATCGTTAGACTTCCGCCAGTTGATGGAGAACTAGTAAATTCTGTTAAATCAAATCCGTATGTTGGGTTAGTAATTGCTACACCAACCGTATTAAATCCTGCTAGAGATCTGTCTTGCCAATATTTCAAGACACCTGTAGTTTGATCATAACTAACTACTCTCCCAACAGCAGTAGTTCCTGTAGCAACGGTTTGTTTTACATATGAGTCTGTAGTAAATGTTGCAGAACTATATCCAATACCAGTTAATTTAAGAGCATAAACTGCACTTGCTTTATCGGATGTAAGTAGAGTGCCAGAACTTACTTTTGGATTTTCAACGATTCCAACTCTGGCAATTTGATTCCCAGTTATAAAATCTGGATTTTGAATGTCATTTTCTATTCTTGAATAAAGAAGAACATTATATGCGCCCAACTCACGATATATGTCTGCACCATGGCCACCTTTTGGTGAAATAATTACATCAAAAGTAGGTGTGGTTGTTCCTGTTGGTACTCCTCCCGCCAACAAATCAACATTTCCATAAGTATATCCAGATCCTTGGCTTGAAACAGTGACTGTTTCTACTTTTGAGTCATTGTTAACAACAATAGTACATTCAGCACCAGTCCCATCTCCTTTAATAGGAACTCTAGTGTAAGTTCTGTTTGCAGTTCCTAATCCTACACCTCTATTAGTTATTGTTACAATTTTGATTGAACCGTCTACTGCATTATCTCTCACTGAGGCATTGTCTGTGGAGGTATCCCAATTTGCAGGCACAGGAATAAAATCTGAAGTTTCAAACTTAGTAACTTCTGCTGGTTTTAGTGTATATAGATATTTCCAAACATAACCATCACCACTTGAACCTGCTGATCTTGGTTCTAGATCTGTAAATGTTGGTTCATCTAGAGATGGTTTTCCATTCGGAGTGTCTGGAGTTGTTCCATTTTGTAGGCAAATATAAACTCTATAATCACTGTTTAAAACATAATATGATGCTGCATATAAATTAGTCGCTCCAGAAACCTTAGCAGTATTTGATCTACTATAATCGTGACGATACATATCATAAGTTGTTCCAGAAGACCAAAACCTTTTTTGAACAACTTGTCTAACTTCGGATGCACTAATTCTTTTAAGTGCAATCATAGTATCCCAATAACTATTTTCTTCGTCAAAAGAATCTTTTGGTGAAGGAGGGTTTGTGTCCCAATCAGATTGAATTTCTGTTGGATTTGGTAGTCCTATAAAAGAGTAATAGGAATTACCCGAAGAACTTACCCCAGCAACAAAATTCTTAGCATTTAATATTCTAATCTGATCAGTTATAATTGCAGCCATTTGAGCAGTTTTTTATCTATTTATGAAATGTAATTGAGGTATTTAAGGGGAGAATTTCTTCGAATCATAGTTCCTGTTGCAATTCCAACATAACCATTTGTGGCATATGCATTGTATGAACTTTCTTTTTTTCTACTTCCTAAAGAAATTCTTCCCCAACTATACTCACCAAAGAAACTACTATAACCCATTCCAGAAAGATTATTATAAGAAGAAACACTTACTGTTACTTTTGCAACGTGAGTTATTCCTAAACCAGGAACAGCGGTTTGTGCAATGGAAACTGCAACTGCTTGATAGACATTATCTAAGAAAGTAGTTCCTATTCCGATAGTAGAACCATTAAAATCTAAAGAAGTAACTCCATTACCAACATTAGAACGATGAACAACAAAATAGTATCCTGTAGTAATTCCACTAATTGTCGTTACTCCAGTGATTGAAGAATTTCTAAGTGGAGAATCGTTTGGAATTACAAAATCAAATACTACTCCAGTAGAAGCAACACCAACAGATACTGTAGAAATACCTGTAATAATTCCAAAATCTCCTTCATAACTATTGACTCTGTTTTCTTCGACTGAGAAAGCGGGTGGAGAAATGAGAACATTTGGAACATTCGTTGATGTGTATCCCGTTCCTGGTCCTGTTATAGAAATAGAAGTTACAATTCCAGCAGTAATTGATGCAATACCCACTGCAGTTGATCCAAATCCAACTGCATTTTCAATTGTTACTGTTGGAGTACTTGTATAACCAAATCCGCCGTCAGAAATTTGTATTGAAGAGATAGTTCCTGCAATGCTTACAATTGCAGTAGCAGCCGCGGCAACTTTGCTATCTTGAGATAAGATTACAACATCTTTTTGGAATGTTAATGAAATGTTATTTTCATTGATTGGATCGAAGAATGGACGAATTGTATCAACAAATGCAATGGTAGAACCAATTCCAACTGATTGAATTAAATATGAAGATGGGTAGATAGAAGCTTCATATAGAATTCTGTCTTTACCAACTTCTTTTTCGTCAATAATTTTATCTTCAGTTTGTCTACACCAAGTAACTGGTCTTAATGTAGTTGGATTATTTGATAATCCTGGACCATAGTATGGTAATGTTTTTACTAAATTTGTAGATTCGGATTCAATAGAATTTACAGTTCTTTCACTCTCTTGTAGTGTTGGAGATTGACCTAAACCAGCATCATATCCAATTGTCAGTTCATCACCGAGTTTAACAGTTTCTAATATGTTTCTGTCAATAACATCAATTGAACCACTTCCTCTATAGAAAATAATTTTACAAGTATCTCCAGATTTTGGAGCTTCTGTAAATGTAATTACACTACCACCAGCAAACTGATATCCAAATCCAGGCACTTGTAAGACATCATTCAAGAAGACTATGAAATTATCTTGAATATTGATGTTTGAACCCTTTGCTGATCTAAATGATTTCAATGCTCCAGCAACTTTTAATGGGAATATTAATCGTGATCCGTCAAATAAGTTTTCAATATTATCTAAGACTTGAAGTTCTCCAATTGACCATCCATTAAACTTATTATTAATTGTATTCTGAACAGAGACTTGGAATTCTTTAAATGTTTTATTTGGATCTGTAGGAATTCCAACAGTTCCACCAATAGAAACTGTAAGTATCTCTCCTTGACCATATCCATATCCAAGATTTTTAATTTCAAAGTCTATAACACTTGATCCTTGACCAACAACAACATCAACTGTTGCTTGACTTCCTACACCCGTCACCGAAGAAGAACTATAAACAAGAGGAAGATTTAAGTATGAAAGAGGAGAATCAATTATTACGTATGGTGGATTTGTTGAAGTGTATCCAGATCCTGGATTTGTAATAGCAACACTAACAACGTGTCCATTACTTACTGATGCAATACCAATAAATTGAATTGGTAAAACTCCAGTAGATGATGTTGCCACTCCAACTCTTACAACTTGTAAACCAGATCTATAACCAGATCCACTGTTGCCAATACTAATAGAAGAAATAGTACCAAGACCAGATACAATTGCAGTACCACCTGCGGAGACCAGAGGTTGATATCCAAAACCCTCTGTAGATCCTACAGATACTATTACACCACCAGAAGGTAGAGATGAAGTATTTACATCATACGCGATAGAGGTAGCAGCACCAGTAAATGTAATAGAAGTTATTCCAGCAGACTCTGCCAAATTATAATCATTAGTTAAACCGGGTCCCTGGAAGATATCATTAATTAGTATGACAGCATTTTCTGTGGCAATTCCTGTTACGTTTGATCCATTTGATTTTAAATTGAAATTTTTTGTTTTTCCATTGAATTGATTTGAGATGTCAGTAAAAATATAATTCTTAGAATAAGTTTCATTTGTACTTGCAGGAGATCCAGATCTTAGGAAGGTTCTTCCTTGGAATCTAGAACTTGTTGATATTCCAATCCAATCTCTTTCATTTGGCGGATTTGTGCTTGTACTTAAAGGTATATTTCCAAAAGGAGATTCTATGAAATTAATAGTATTGTCTATAATATTATAATTTCCATTTACCTTTGTCACTAAAGATCCTGTCGAATATCCCGCGACGGATGTTCCCATCCAAGGTCTTCTAACTCTGATTGCATTTGTGCTACCAACACCAACAGAGTCAATTCTCATAATTTCATTTCCAACCCTAATCAAATCTCCACCAAAGAAAGAAGTTATTCCACTGACATAAAGTATGTCATCAGTGCTAAATGCATTGACTGATAATGTAGTTGTTTGTGCCGTGGCGACAATAGGTGCTTGAATTAAATTATCAATTGCAACAATAACTTTTGCATTTTGATTTGTAGAAATAAATGCGTGTGAAGTTCCTATACCTACCGTTGTTAAGTCTAAAATATTTGGCGTTAAACTTAAAGCATCTTGAGCACTCTTAGAAAGTTTAATTGTATTTTCATTAACTTTCACCACATAAACACTAGATGGTAATCTGTCTGTTGTTCCAATACCAACTCCAAAGTCAGTAGAAGTAATTCCTATCGCTTGTGTAGTTCCTGCCCCAGGATTTGTATAAGTAATTTGCTCTCCAGTAACAAAAAAGTGATTTGGAATTGTAATTGAATTTGTAAGTGTATTTGCGACAGAAACACTACTACCATCAAAATCTCTTCTGAATATTTGATATCCTTTATGTTTTAAATCAAACGCCCGTTTAATATCTCTTTCAGTACCAAAATAAGTTCCAAAATTTGTTTCAATACTACCATTATTAAATGAAACTACATCTTTCACATCATCTTGAGATCTTAAAGCATTAAAGAATCCAACGACTCTTGTGCTAATATTTGCTAATGGCGTAAAAGTTATTTCTGTTGTTGATGAATTTTTTCTAATACCAAAAGTACCAAGACCAGAATAAGTTTCTACATTTGCAAATTCAACAATATAAGTTTCTCCAGAACTTTCATCCGTTTGATTATCTAAAGCAGCAATTTCAGACAATTGATATCTATTATTTGTGGTATCAGCAACTTGAACAATACTATATGAGCAATCATAATCTCCGGGATATTCAATGATTGATGTAGCCACTGGAGATCCAGAAGATGATATTGAAGTTGATATGCCTTGAAGTCTAGCGTGCTTCATATCATAAGTTCCAATCCCAGAAGAGGATCCACCCAAAAGAGTTTGGAAAGTGTTGAACGTTACTGCAACTCCAGTATTTGGATAAAAATCTACTTTGAGTTGAGATCCAGAAATATATGGATAATAAGTTCCGAGTCCAGAGCTAGAATAAACATCTGATGAATGATTTGTAATCTGACCATATTCAAGTAACTCTACATTAGTTCCATCGTGAACTATGTTTAATTCATCAAATTCATATTGACCGTTTGATCCCGTAAGTTCAACTAGAACTTTAGCAGAAGTATATGTGGTTCCAACACCAACAACTGTTGTAGATCCAGAAGAAACTGATCCACTACTTGTTTGAGTAGTTACTAAATCCCCAAAATTGAGGGTATTAATACCAAGCATTACATCTTTAAGATTATATGCTAAAGTAGTGATATTATAATCATTAATTGAATAATTAGTCGGATTGAATGTTAAAATTCCTTCAGATCCCTCAACAGAAAAATCAAATGATCCCAAATCATATGTTGATTCTAATCTTGCATATTGATTAAGATAACCGACTCCACCACTATGGAGTAAAGTAACCAACATTAATTGCCTTTGTCCAACATATCTTCTATCACTTACATAAGTAATATACTTTTGCGCTCTGGCATCAGATAGTGAAAATCTATGAACTTCTGAAAATCTTGTTGATCTTGGATTGCTATTAAATTCAGAACTTATATCATCAATAGATAGAACTCTATTACCAATTGATTCGGAATAATCGGTTAAAATTTTATTAGAAAAAGTAATCTCATTTGAGAATGTTTTTTCTCCAAGTTTAAGGGAATTTTCTCTTACTAAATCAAAATCAGTGACACAGTTCAAATCTACAAAACTAATGATATCAGTTGTTACATCAACATAAGTTTTCTCTGTAGATAATCCAACTGCCATTGAGTTAGAATTTTTTGTTTCTAATTGATATTCTGCAAATTTCTTAAATCCTGTTGTGTGATTTAAGGTGCTTACCGCATCTTTCCAATCATCATAACTTATTTGGGATTTAATTGAATATGAGAAGTTTTGATAGAAATCACTATCCTGAATTCTTTCTGAATTAGTATTTAAGAATCCAGCGTTAACTTTCCACCCATTATCAACCAATGATGTTGAATCTAACTTAAAGAAAGCATCTGTAGTACCTACAATACTTGCAATTCCTTGAGTTTTTGATGTTAATCCCTCAATAATTTCTCCTTCAATGAAGTTATCTTTAGATACTGCTCTAAGTTGATTTGTAATTGGATTCCAACCATCAACATAACCAGAAGTTGTATTTGATTTTATTGGTTCACCAATTAGATAATTATTTTTTTGTAGTTGGATATCAAAACTTGGGAAATATTTTTCTGGTATAATTCTTCCAGCAGAATTGATAGAATCATAAGTTCCTGGTATTTGAGAACCTGTTAAAATTCCATCAAGACTATAAGATACGGACCCAATTCCACCTCTATTTTCTGTGACAGAAGTAAGTGTGAATAATTTGTAATTATAATTTTCTGAATTATACCCAGTTGCAGTAGACCCCACTCCTACACTGATACCTTCAATTAGAACTCTGTCATTTACTTTAAATGGGAAAGAATCTGCGGTACTAAAACCAACGGCGAGTGTCACAGTAACATTTTTTGTTATTGTGCTAAATCCTACAGATGCAATGCCAACTCCATTTGAATTTTGTATAGGAAGAATAGTTGGAGTTGCATTGTTTAAACCATAAGTGTTTTTGCGAATCTCAACTTGATTTTGTCCAAGAGTATATTTCAAATCAACTTCTGGAATTATTTTATTAGTTTTTCCATCAAATACTAAAAGCTTTGGTGCAGATGAATATCCTCTTCCAAAGGAATTAACTCCAACTGATTTAAGTGATGACAGAGGTTCTACTTTGATGACCTGATTTAAAGAAACACTAGGTCTAAGAGTTAAATCACTTGGAAAATCAAATCCAATATCATTAATTTTTGTTTTTTTAATTTTTCCAATAGAAGTGCTAGATGCTTCTAAAATTGCATTTTGCCCGTTTGATGAAATAATAGTAGAAATTCCAGGTAGTGAATAATAATTTCTTCCGCCATTTACAATTTCAATTTCAGAAATAGATCCAAAAGCATTTATAGAATTTGTTGTATAACTGATACTTGATGCTGAACTTACGTATGAGGAATTTTCTGGTGTTGTTGGTAAAGTATATGTAAAACTTGTTGATGATACGGAAGTTATAACCTTTTCACCATTATACTTACTTTCTAATACTTCAATTTGATTATTTAAAACGATTTCAGAATCTATTCCAATATACTTTTTATCATCTGGAATTGTGCTTTCATAAACTGGAGTAAGTTTATAATATAACTTCTGTGGAATATTGCCATTAACAGTAAGAATAACTTTTGCGTTTGATGATACTCCAACAATTCCAGATTTTTGTACTTCAAATGTATTTTGCTTACCGCTGGTTTCAAAAATTTGAGTAAAATTACTATCCCTATAAAAATCCAAACTAAACGCAGGATATTTTTGTGATTGATTCACATAAGATAGAGAAGAATCGGATACATCAAATATTACTTGAGAATTTTTATAAAGGGTCAGAGATGGATTGATAGGAGAAATATTACCCGTTGATGAACTTGTAATTCCCACTATAGTGGGTATAAGTTTTGTTGCGCCATAGAATGTAGTTGATAACTTAAAATTATTTTTATCAACTTTTACAATAAAGTATTCTCCCCCATTCTGTAACCCACCAGAAGGTGCTGTTGAGGTATGAATTACTTTTTGGCCACTATAGAATCCGTGATTGGATATTGTAATTGTATTTGTTGATGTATTGACGCCTGCAAATGATTTTGGATCGACTATTACTTTTCTATTATAATCATCATACTTAACTGTAATAGTTGTTGAAATTGAAGGATTGACATCAATATAAACAGTATCATTATTATTCAACCCGTGAGTGGCAGCACACGAAACCGTAACAATATTTCTTTCAATAGTTCCTGTAATTACACTGAAGTTGGTTTTAAAACTATGGTATACCCCAGTTCCATTTGAAATAAAGTAAACAGTTGATTCAGATCTTTGAGTACTTGCAATTCCAACGAAAGTGCCTGTAGAACCCAAACCAACTCTAACTGTAGCAATACCAATCAAATCATCCGAAATTTTTGCAACATAAACGTTTGATTGGTCTGATAAAGAAGTTGTTCCAATTCCAGTAGAAGAAATTACAAGTGAAGACCCACCATTATTTGAATAAGTGACAAGATCACCTGTTTCTAATCCGTGTCCTGGAATATAGATTGATTTTGTTGGGATGAATATCTGAGTTATTCCTGCTCCAGGATTACTAAAAGTAATTGTAGTGCCAATACCAACTCCAAAAAGTGTTCCCAATCCAACAGAATCTACAGGATTAAAATATAATTGTTTGTTTATTCTATAATCGTAAGATGTTTTATATCCCGCATTAATAGTAAGTTTTCTTGGAGATTCTTTGATTAATGTTGATGCAGTGTGAGCTACACCAGATGTTCCTTGATAAGATCTAATAACACGAATTCTAGAATTTAATTTATCTACGTTCAGAACTTTAACTTTTTCATTTTCTATTGATAAAATATCATTTTCTCTTATAATTGGATAGTTTAGAGTACCTTTTACATTAATATAAGTTATAATACCAGTTACTCCTGTACTTCCTATGCCGGTGGTAATTGTTCCTGTAGTGGTTCCAATTCCAGAGAGAATAAGAATATTTGTAGACACACCTACTTGATAAGAACCCTCAAGTAATGATGAAGTTGTATTTAATCCAGATACTGCAATATCATCGTAATTTTTAAAGTTGTGTGGATTCTCTGCAAAAATAATATAGTCATCTTTATTTTCGCCTGGATATATTTCTACTCCAGAGATAGAACTGGTTGCAACACTAACTGTTGTTACTTCTTTTCCTTTAAGTTTGGAAATTCTAGCACTTGCACCATCTCCTTGAGTATTTGTATTATCAAAAACTAAAGAATCATTAACTCTATAGTTTTGACCACCTGTTACAATACCTATTGACTCTATTACTCCAGGAGTTGCAAACTTAACGTCTACAGTTTGATTTAATTTATTAGGAACTGTAATATATGGATACGATGCTTCATCATTTACTAAGTTATAAAAATAAGTATTTCTGGACCAATTGGTCTGATTCAAATCAAAATCGTCTTGATTTGAATTTTTTAGGAAATTAAATTCATTTGGTTTTGACTTAAATGAATTACCAATTAGATATGGAAACTTTGGTTGTTTGTATCCTACAAATTTTCCACCACTATCTGGAGAAGTTTCAAACGTAGCAAAATATGCATAAACTCCTTTAGGATATTCTGGAGTTACACAGAATCTTCCATTTTTTTCATCAAGGAATGTGTCGTCAGATTTTTTATAATAAGTGAAATCTTCTACAAAAAATCCAGACTCAAATAATGTAGATGATGGTCTATTTGGTTTATTTTCTAAAATATATGAAGATTTTAATTGAGAAACAATGCCACCAGTTTTTGTAACATAACCATATGGACCATAGATTGGATTTCCGTCATATGCCCATCCAATAATT